TTAAAGATCCTTTAACAATTAAAACACAACTTATTCAAGATAGTAAAACTAGAATGAATATTGCATCAAATGCAGCAAATGCTTCAGGAACTTTTAAAAATAAAGATTTGCCTATTGCAGCAGGTGCAGGATTAGCAGGTGCAGGTGCAGGTGCGATTGCTGGAGCAGGAACAATGAGTTTGATTGGTTTAGGTTTTGGTTCAGCAGGCGCAGCCGCCGCAGGCGCAGGAATAGGTGCAGGAGTAGGATCTGCTGTAGTTCCAATTATAGGAACAGCAATCGGAGCCCTTGTTGGAATTGGTATTGGAGCAATGGTAGGAATTAAACAAAGAAATGATAGAATTGCAAAAGCAACGGGAGCATCAGTTGCAATGCAAAAAATTGCTTTAGAACAAGGTCAAGAACTTTTAGATTCTTATGATCTTGAAAATCAAAAAAAGATACAATTACTTGAATCAGAAGGAAAACTTTTAGAAGCAGATAAAGCAAGATTAGAATATGAAACCGGAAGAATAAAATTGCTTGCTACAAATGCATCACTTAATACCGAGATAATGAATTCTTATAAAAAAGCAAGTGGAGGAAAAGTACAAGATTTATTATTAAAAGGATCAGTAAGCGCTGCAAAAGAAAAATATAAAGGAACCGCTTTAGCACCAGTTGCTGACGAAGCAGTAAAACAAATAACAGGTCTAGGATTAAATAAAGAACAAGAATATTTAATTAACATGCAAATTTCTTCTGGTCAGATGGATCCAATGCAAGCACTGAACTTTGTTGATATGTTTACTGGAGATAAAAAAGGTGCACAAAAATTTATGGACATAACAACAAGGTTTGGTGCAGTTGTTGCAAACGAAAGCATGGCTGTTGCTTCTATGTTTACTGAAAAAGGCACAGGAAAACCATTAGACGCTATACAAAAACAATTAGTCTTGAATGTAGCAGAAGCAAAAACTCCTGATGAAGCACAAAAACTTATAGATTTTTATGCAATGCTTGGAAAAACTGGAACTGTTGTTGATTTAGAAATTGTTGGTAATTACCTAGAAAAAAATCCAAAGAAGGCTATTAACTTACAAAAAACAATAGCGCAGATACAAAACCAAAAAGGTAAGATTAATATGAAAGTTACTACAGAATTGTTAGGAGCAAATTCAGAAACATTAAAAGCATTAAACACTGATTTAGAATTTTATAATAAACTTCCAGATGAACAAAAGAAAGTATATCTTACAGCATTAGTAACTACAACAGAAACTATTGATGTAACTGGTCAAGATTTTAATAATTTTATGGCTGAAAAAGGAATGACAACTGATAAAAATAAAGTGGGAACTTTGAGAGGGGATGCAAAAGATAAAAAGTTTGATCCCAAAGGTTATATACGAAATATAAAATTAGTTACTAAAGCCGAAGCACAGGCTCAATATGCTACATTTAAAGCACAGCAGTTAGTAGATACTGGTTCAGTAGACAACACTAAACCTTTTAAACCAGGAGCAGGTGAAGATGGCTCTGGACAAAGAAGTACAATCCTTGATGATTTACTTAAAAGACTTAAACTTGTTCAAGATGGATCAATTAATGCTACAGAAGGATTAAAAGAATTAAAACGAGTAATGTCTGGCAAAAATGCAATAAGTTTAACAAAATTTCAAGGCATTGATCAGCAACTTCTTAAAGATGGAAAAGTAAGTAAAGAATTTTTAGATTTTGTAGATTCATTAGGACCAGAAGGATTACAAACAGATCTTGAAGTATTTATAGAGAAGGGTGCAAATGGTTTAAAAGTATTAAATGAAAATGGCAAAGCCTTAATGAGGGGTATGGTTGCCGCAAAATTAGGAGAATACCAAGAAAACATTATGAGAAGTAATGTTGAAATTAAAAACCAAGTAGGCGCTATGTCTGTTTTACGTGGTGCTGGATTTAGTTATGCAGAGGCTATGGAGTTAGCAAGTGATCAAACCATTGCACTTGCTATTGCAAATAAAGAACTTAGCCCAGCCCAACTTAAAGAATTATTGACACAAACAAAAGAATTAACTGCAGCACAAAAACAATATGATAATGCTCAAAAAATAGCATTGATGGATGAGATGGATGGACAGGTTGCAAGATTTAATATAGTTGAAAAGTTTGTGGCATTGCAAGAAAAATTAATTGAAAATCAATATGTTCTTGAACAATCCCAATTAGAGAAAAAACAAAATGATAACAACTATAATTTAGATTTAATTTCAAGACAAGAAGATAAAATAAATGAAACTTACGATAAACAGATTTCAGCATTAGAAGAGATCAATGCTCTTGCTGAAAAAAATAATCAACTTATTTCAACAAAAATGTCAATTGCTGATGCACTTGCAAAGGGAGATATTAGTGCAGCAAGCAGTGCAATGCAAGAGTACCGAAATGCAAAAATTCAACAAGTTGCAAAAACAAGAATGGAAGCCTTGCAAAAAGCAAAAACAAATGCACTTGAATCTGTTACTTCTCCAAACGGATTAACTAGAGTTCAAATTGAAAAAGATAATAAAATTATTGCAGATCGTTTAAGTGATATAACAAATAACATTAGACTTGCAAAAGATAAACTTGACATAACACTTAAAGATACTTTAGGATTAACAAGAGTTGAAATTGCAGCAGCAGGTAGTGCTATTAAGTTGGCATTAGAAGCGGGTATTGATCCAAATGATTCTAAATTCCTTGGCAAAATTCTTCAAGGTGTAAAAGGAGATGCTGAATCAACAATACTTGCATTAACTGGTGTAACAAAATCTATTAAAGAAGCAAATGATGAAATGATAGCAGCAAAAGCAAAACTTGCAGCAGAAGAGCAAAAAAGATATGCTGATCAAATAGAAAAAGAAAAAGCAGATAAAGCCGCAGCCGCAGCAGCATATGAGGCCTCAAAAGCAGCAGCAGCACAAAATGTTAAAAACGTTTCTATTTCAAATGCTGTTAATGACGGAACTCCAGGAGTCCTTGCTGGTATTAATCAAGATGCTGAGACTAAAGCAACAGAAAAATTTCTTGCTGACGAAAAATTTAGACAAGATGCTATAAACAAAACTCAAGGTTTTGTTCCAAGAAAAAGTCAAGAAGACCGAGAGGCACAACTTGCAAAAGATGCAGAAATAGTCAATAATGCATATAAAATAGCACTTGCAACTCCAAAAGTTGCCCCTAAAACATCATCTTACAACCCACTTAACTACTTACGTCTTCCAATGAACTCTGGAGGAATGGTTCCTAAATACATGGCAATGGGTGGTATGGTAAGAATGCCTTATGCAGAGCCAGCACCTGCACAAAAAATGAATATGGGCGGAATGGTTAGAAAATATATGGCATCTGGTGGTCTGGCTCGTGGAACCGATACAGTTCCAGCAATGCTTACTCCTGGAGAATATGTTATAAATAAAGATGCGACACAAAAGTTTGGCCCACTACTTAGTGCTATAAATTCTCCAACATTTAGAACCCCTGAATCAATGTCTTCTATTAAAAATCTTGGTGGATCACAAACAGAAGTAAATAATTCCAAAACCCTGTATAATTATAACCTTAGCGTTAATGTTTCTAACAGTAATGCCAATCCAAATGATATTGCACGAACAGTTATCAATCAAATTAAGATGATTGAAAATCAAAGAATTAGGGGTTACTAATGGCTACTTCAGCATATATGGGTGGAAGAAAACGTTTTGGAAGACCACAAGCCATTATTTGGTCAGAAAATCCAGGGACTTTACAAAATGGAATTTATGTACCAGAAGGAATTGAAGTAGGAGCATACACAACTGCCACTACAAATTTAAATAAATTTTTAATTTTATCTGATCATAACAGAGCACCATTAGATTTTAAAACAGAAAGAATTGAACAAAGACAAAGAATGATTAATGGAAACATGAGATCTTTTCATATTGCCGATAAAAATACAATTAGCACAAGTTGGAGTGACATACCTTCAAGATCTTATAGTGGAAGACCAGACTGGGTAGACTCTACTGGTATAACCACACAAGGGTCAGAATACACCGCTGACGGGGGTGCTGGCGGTGTAGAAATGCTAGATTGGTATGAGAACCATACTGGATCATTTTGGATGTTTCTATCGTATGATAAGTTTAATAACTTTGCAGATGATTTAACCGATAGTAGATATGCACATTTAGATCAATACACTGAAATTGTTGAGGTTTATATTTCTGATTTTTCATATACCGTTACAAAACGTGGTCAAACCAATCATGACTTATGGAACGTGTCGGTTTCTATGGAAGAAGTATAGATGTTTCTTGATACAAACTTAAAAACCCATTTAGAAAATTCTACAACAGTTGAAACCCGTTCAACTATTTTAGCAGAGTGGAATATGAATGTTCCAGATAATATTTTTAAATTAGGAAATTATAGAAATAGAGATACAAAAAAAGCACCACTCTCATTTGATGCGAATGATGTTGGCAATTTATATACGGGAGCAACAGATGCTGATATAGTTGTTGATAATGGTTTTAATAATAGTGACCAGCCAGCATTATTTTCAACAATTAAAGAGCAATATGCAGGACTTTATTCTTTAGAAGATTGTCTTAAACCATTTCGGCCAAGATCAGGAATTAATAAAGCGTTTTATATTCAAGGAAGATATCTTCATAATTTTAATACTAATTTAATTAATAACCAAGTTTTTGCTGATTCTACTATTGGAGCAACTAGTTTTTTTACACAAAGACCAAGATACTATATAGGATCACGATATGATGAGTTTAAATATTGGACATCGTTTAGAACAGAAAAAGAAAACGCAACAAGTTTTACTACAACAGAACGGGGTATATCAAAAAAATCTGTAAATAATCAATACCCAATTGAAGATGCTGCACCATTTGTAGTATATAAAGAAACAGTTCCAGCAAATCGAATTGTTGTCAAAATGCAAACACATGTTGGAACAAAAGATCTTGGTCCTTTCAACACCGCTACAACTTCCATTGCAGATCCACTTTATGGAAATGAAAACAAGCAAGTTCCTATTGTTTGGCGTATTGAGTATTTAGTAAATAATTCTTGGATATCAGGAAAAACTTTTAATGCAAACTCTTTAAGAGATGATGCAACACCTATAATTAAAGAAGATGGTTATGTAGAATTATCCTATGGTTTAATTGTTCCAATTAATTTTAAAACTAGGTTTAGACATGTTGAAAAAATAACTTCTACTACCGTACTACCAACAAGATCGATTGATGGATATGCCTATTTGCTTTCTTCAAGTGCAACAGATCAAGGAATTTATTATGTATGGAACGACACAACAAAAGTTTACGATACATTTGTGCCAGAGTATGGATGGCAATTAACAAATTTAGACTTAACCAAAGAAACAAATTTTGTTACAGATTTTACATCTCCAGAATATTTTATTAAAAACAATCAAACAGTATATCGTGAATTTCAATATATTCAAGGTATAAGAATTGTTGCAGAACAAATGAACAAGTATGAGGCTACTTTTGATTTAATTGAAATGTCTCCAAGACTAGTTGCTAATATGTCGAATAAAACTATTAACTACTCTATAACTAAACAATTGTCTGATCTTGGTAATGGCTCTTTACCAGTTGGACAATTATTGGCCTCTACTGGAAATATATCAATATTTGATGAGGATCAAGCCTTTAATGAAAACAATACAAATAGTATTATTGCTAAATATGTTACCAAAAATGTTAAATTTAATTTTTATGAAACGTTTTTGAATGTAAGTAATAAAAATTATAGCGTTCCAATTAAAACATTATATGCAGAGGGAATGCCACAAGCAGATATAACTGGAGGAACAATCTCCTTAGAGTTAAGAGATTTTTATTTTTATTTTGAATCAATAACAGCACCAAAATTATTTCTTACAAATATCTCTATTAGTTATGCAATATCAATTTTATTAGACTCTGTTGGCTTTAGCAACTACATTTATAAAAGAATTGAAGGAGAATCAGACCCAATCATTCCTTATTTCTATGTTGGTCCTGATACAAACGTTGCACAAGTTTTAAATAGTTTGGCTACTTCAACACAAACTGCAATGTTTTTTGATGAATATAATAATTTTATTGCAATGAGCAAAAACTATTTAATGCCAACTGCAGCACAAAGATCTATAGACACTACAATGATTGGATCAAAAACAAACGAAGATCTTGGTATTATTGGGAATAAATTAATTACTGGTAAAAAACTTCCTAACATTATTGCCGTTGCATCAGAAGATAAAAAAATATACAATGATGGAAAGATTAGTTATACAACACGGTATATTGACAAAACATATTCTGCATTTGGTGAACAAATCCCATCAAGTGCAGAAAATAAATATTGGGTATACAAACCATCTGCTTTGTGGGAAATTTCAAATCAAGAAGAACTAAAAGATAGCAGGTCAAGCGGGTTTACTCTTTCTGCACTTGCTTTAAATTCAACTCTTCCACAAGTACTTCCAACCGTAGTTAATAATCAACTTGTTAACAATACTATTGATTTTGGCGAAGGCATTTATTTAATATCTAGACAACAAGGATATTTTTATTCAAGTGGAGAAATAATTAGATATGATGCTGTAGAGCACTCAGTTGAAGGATTTGGAAATGTTTGGATAAGTAGTGACTCTGAATATAAAAATTATTTAAATAGATTAAAGTTTGGTGGAAAAATTTTTCCAACTGGAAAAGTAAGAATTTTTGCAGAACCATATTATGAAACTATTAATGGAGTTACTAGAATGGTTAATGGTCCAGTTATTCAAAGTGGAAGGGCTCAGTTTGGAACTGTTATTCAAAATCACACAGCATCTTTAGATACCTATTGGAGCAATACAAATAATCGCAAAGGTGTTCTTATGTCTTCTGAATATTTATTTGGAGGAACAAATTTTTCAGGAACCGTAAATGGCACAGTTGCTGCTGGAGTTGTTTCTGCAGAAGCAACATCAATAAATGGAGTAATTAAAAGATTTTTATCAGAGTACTCACATACAGAAACCGAAAGGGCATCTATTCAAATTATAGATCCAGTAAAAAATAAAGGACTTGTTCAATCTTCTGCTCTTGTTTTTCAAGGTAAAGACTTTTCTACAGCAATAGATTCATCCGCAATTAATAATCTATATTATGTTTATAAGACATTAGACCAATCTGTTTTTAAACATTTTGGAACTAGGGTTAGAATTATTGGAGAACCACAAGGTCAAAAAACTACAGAAGATGGAAAGGTAATTATTGTATCAACTCCATTAAATGGAATGACATATTATCAAAACAATGCATCTAGTACAAGTAATACAACAACATCACCAGAAGAAAAAATTAATATTGCTGGTAATTCTGGAGGAATTGCAGTTTTATTAAACCCAACAACAAATTTAGGATACTATTTTGAAATAATTGCATTGGATAATGCAACAACAAATACACACAACGTTATATTTTATAAAATTGTTCCAGGTGTTGGTGAAACCCAAGCAGTTCCAGTTAAATTATTTAGCGCTTACGATGAAACAATTAACTATGATTCTGGAGAATTTTTTGGTATATCAAGAAAATATAATGAAGAAAATACTAGCATATACGATTTAGCGGTAGAGTATGAAGATTTAGCAAATAGTAATATAAGAAGGTTTTATTTATACATTAACAATGAATTAATTGCTCAGGTTGATGACGTAGATCCTTTGCCAAAATATCAATCAACCGCTTTGTTTGTGCGTGGTTCTTCAAAATGTATGTTTGAAAATATTTATGCTTTATCTGATAACTATTCAAAAAATACGGGATTTGAAATTAATAATCAAATATCAAGAACTTTTTCAACTAAATCAATTACAGCAAATGATGCTATTAAAAAATATGCATTAAGTGGAATTTTACAAGAGGCTTATTTAAAAGGTATTAATACAATAACAACGCCAACACGTAGTATTTTTTATGATGAATTTGGAACTATAATGAGAGAGTGTGCATACATTAATGCTAAATTTGATAATGCCTATCCAGCATTATATGCAAAAATGGTAATGATGCCAGATAGATTAAAGGAATATACAGTTTCTGGATTTCAAGCAAACGCATATGGAGCAGAGTTTTTAGTATTTAATGCAACGGATAGTCTTTTAAATCTTGGCACCGACACGTCTAATACTTTACAAATTATGGGCATTGCTTTTACTAGTGACAGTAGTAGCGAATTGACAGTAGATGATTATTTTAAAAAACGATCAAACTTTTCAGACCCAGAACTTAAAGGTGATGCAATAGTATATTCACCAAAAATAGAAAAAGAAAAATATAATAATCTTAAATTAAGCAGACTTAAACATGGCCGAACAGACTTTAACATAAACGTTGAATATATACAAACGACAGAAGAAGCAGAAGAATTGATGGGTTGGTTACTTGATAAATTAATGGTTCCAAAAAAATCAATTGGTTTAAAGATTTTTGCTAATCCAACAATTCAATTAGGGGATATTGTTTCAATTGATTATAAAAATAATAATGGATTAGATCTTGTAGCATTAACCTCTTCAAGATTTGTTGTTTATAATATAGAATATTCAAGAAGTTTAGGTGGACCAGACATGACTATCTATTTGAGTGAGGTGTAATATGGGTTATATGGAAGACGAGATGGAAATGACTACTAACATTATGAAAACGGTAAGCGCAACTCCTCCAACTAACTTAATATACCCCACAGTTATGCGCTATGACAAACCTCCAGTTAAAATTGCAACTCCACAATATGTTAAATTTGATAGAGACAAAGAGGGTGATGCAGAAGCAGATCAAGACTTTATTAAGTTAATCTTTTTTGAACAAATTAATGGATTGGCATTGTTATCTTTAACAAATAGTGCAAAATTGGATACTGGGACAATTTCTTATCAACCAATTGCAAATATGGCAGAAACAATAAGAGCCTTAAGCCCTAAAAAAATTATTGCTCTTCAAGATACTTCAGACACATATTTTTTAAATTTTCCAATTAAATTAGAAACAAAGATTCCAAACGTTGGCAGTGGGCCAAATGGAATAAATGTTTATAGAAATGATCAGGGTGGCATAACTGTATCGGATTTAACAATGGGCGCAATAGTTATAGAGGCAATAAATTTAGGGGTAAGAGAAAGTATTCAGATTGAAACTCTTCAAAGTGGTACAATATATAAGACAAATCTTGGAAATGAGGAATCGTGATAACCAATAAAGGAAAAGATATTATTGCAAAATACCTAATAGGAATCACGCCTGCCTACGCATCTTATATGGCTTTTGGTTGCGGGGCTCAGCCACTAACAACTGGAGACTCTTATGGAGAATATTCTACTAAAGATACTTTAGACTTTGAAATGTTTAGGGTTCCTATTTCTTCAAGGGGATATGTAGAAGAAGATGGAGTAAATAAAATAGTATTTACTTCAGAACTTCCAACAACAGAAAGATATGAGATTACAGAAATTGGTATTTTTTCTGCGGGAGGTAATCCAGACGCTTCGGGATTTGACAGCAGACCATTATTATTATTTACAGAAGAAGAACAATGGCAGTACGGCAATACTACTTTTGAAAATGTTAGTTCGCCAATTACAACGGCCCTTGATGATCCATTAAATACCAATATTATTGCAACTGAGTTAAGTGTTTTTCAAACAGCAGCAGACAATCCTATATTTTTTAAAGCAGGTAGAAATGAAAGAAATGAAAGATGTAGATTTTTTAATAATATGCTTTTAGTAAAAGGAAATTATAGTACAATTAAAGATATTACAGATGTTACTTCTAGTTTAGCAGCAAAATATCACATACAAAAAACTGGACTTAGCCTTAACCTTTCTCAAAATTCATTATCTGATAAAATTAAAATTGCATTTTCTCTTGTAAACAAAAATGCTTCTAGTTATACAAATCCAGATAGTGTTAAAATAATTTTAGAATTTATAGATAGCAACAACAAATATGCAAGATGTTTAATTGATTTAGTTGATGATGGAGATGTTATTGATTTTGACGCTAATAGATATTTTGCAATTTCAAAAACATTGGGAAATTTTGTTTTAGAGCAAGGTTTTTCCTGGGCAACAATTAGAACTGCAAAAATCTATTCATGTGTAGTAACTTCAGCAGCAGTAGTTGATACACACTACATTGCTTTTGACGCAATTAGGTTTGATAATGTAAATACAGTTAATCCTTTGTATGGATTGGTTGGATATACCGTTGTTCAAAATGCAGATGCAGAGCCAATAACTAAATCTACAAATACAAACAATTATGTTGAATTTAGAATGGCTTTAGATATTGGAGTTATTGGAGATACTGCTTAATGGTAGATAAAGGTATAAAAAAAATAACAATATTAAAAAAAGATTTACCACCAGTAAATTCTGAAAATAAACACGTTTTAAGATATAGAGTTATCTCTGATGACTTTAATAGAACATCAGCATGGTCTAAAATTTATTATGTTGATTCAGTTCCACTAAATGGTCTTACTGCAGAAGTTACGAAAAATGCAGTAACTGTTTCTCCTGTTGCAGGAACAATTTCTGTTAGAACTGCAGACTCTAGAGGCAGAGCAAAACTTGATATTTTTATTAAATATGGATCAGACCCATATTCTTATCATGGTACAACTAGCGAAACAGTTCTTTCTGGAGATAAAACTACAACAACTTATACTTTTGCTAATACAGCAAGTTCGGCAACAACATTAACAATTGCAATTCAGCCAGAGGGAATTACAAAAGAAAGAATTACAGCACTAACTCTAGATACTGAATCAATTGCAATACCGTAAGTTAAATGATATAATGGAGGAATCATGGGAAGATTAATCGTACCACAAAGAGGGCAACCTTTAGACGTTTCATATGTTTATGACATTGTTTCAGCCGTCAATGAACTTGCTGATAGATTAACAAGTTCAGAAAATGGAATGCTTAAAATTATTGCAGAGGATGGACTTCCTAGCACGGTGCCAACAAGTAGAATGAGTGTGTTTGCAAAAACACATGTTCTTGGCACATCCAAGAGGGTTACAGCAGGACAACAAGAAACATTTCCAATTACTTATAATTTTAAATATCCTCCAACAGTAGTCGCTACTCCTTTTGATAGTACAAATACTTCAGCAGGTCAAGACGTTTCAGTAGTTATTGCATCAGTTACAAATACAAATGCTTCTTTTATTGTAAGGTATAACACTGAAGGAGTTACATCAACAAAAATTAATATTATTGCCATTGGAATACCAAATTAGTGAAGTGTTCAAGATGTGGTGGTATTGTTTTTGTTGACAGACAATACAGCACAAAAGAACACATTGAAGTGTACTGTGTAATTTGTGGTAAAAGAAAATTTTACCATCCACCAGACAGCAGCAAAGAGGGATCATGGATTCTACAACAGGAAATATTGAGGGCCAAAACTACAATCAGTCCGCTATAGTTTCAGGTAATAAAACTATTTGGTTTTTAAATAATGATTTAGTCAAGGTGCATCACAGAAACAGATCAGACGGAATTGTTGCGCTTTATAATATAAATAAAGACAGGATTGAAACTTGTTTTATTGCGGAATTTAAAAAGAAAAGAGAAAAAGCATATACTATTGGAGAAACTGCTATACTTATTAACAGACATAAAAAGTATATTCCTACTCTTATTAAACGTGGAACAATTCCAGCACCAATAGGATCTAGCATAGGTGGAAAGCGTGGCTGGCAGATAAGATGTTATTATTCAGAAAGTCACATAAGGGAAATAAGGGACATATTGGCATCAATTCATATTGGTCAACCAAGAAAAGATGGCCTTGTAACAAACAACATGACTCCTACTAAACAAGAGTTGACTAGGAGAATGGGCGATGGTATACTTACATATACGAGAACTGAAGATGGACGCTTCATTCCAATCTGGTCTGAATCTATCTAACTACTGAATGGATGTAAAATGGAAAACGATAACACTAAGGTTTCTGTAACTTTAGGCTACACACTTAATCTTGGAAACTTCCAATCATTAAGACTTGATCTTGGAGTTGTTGACTCTAAGAAAGATGGAGAGACAACTAATGAAGCAATGGAACGTGTTTACAAGTTTGTTGAAGATAAACTAACTGACAAAATCAACGAAGCCAAAGCAGAAATTTCTGAGTAATGCCAGAGCGCAAAGACCGAATGGCTTTGCTTTCAAGGTATAGTAAATACCACAAAGAAAGATATGATGTAAAGCCATCAATGAATCTTAACGTTGAGCAATGGGCAGCAGATGCTCTTATTCAGTCGTATGGAATTGAAGAATGCTACGATATTTTAGAATACTATTTTAAAGTTACTGAGAGTCCATCTTGGAATACTTTTGCATACCAGGCAGAAAAAATTATTAAGGCTAAAAAAGATAAAGATCAAGATGATGTAGAACGTGCACAGAGAAGGTTAATGGCAAAGGAGTGGCTCAATGGCTAGCATTGAATCAAAGGTATTAAATGCAGTCTTAAAAGATAAACAAATTCATGTTTTATTACAAGCAAATGTTGACGGACTTCTACGAACACATCTAGATGTATGGACATTCATTAGAAAATATTTTGAGGCAAACAGTTCTGTTCCACCACTATCTTTAGTAATTGAAAAGTTTAGAGATTTTGAAGTAGTTGATGATGTTGGAGCAACCAAGCACCACCTTTCAGAATTACAAGGTGATTATTTAAATGATAGTCTTAAAACAATTCTACGTTCTGCAGCAGGAGAAGTACAAAGTGGCAACTCAGTAGTTGCCCTAGACTCTTTAATTACTCAAACCTCAGAACTTAAAAAGAATACATCCTCCGTTAGAGATATTGATGCCACTGACTTTGAATCCGCTGCTGCTTACTTTGATCATTTGCGTAAAATGGAAGAGGCTGGGATTACAGGGATTAAAACTGGATTGCCAGGATTTGATAACTATCTTCCAAGTGGTATTGCTCCAGGCCAACTGGGAGTGTTTTTAGCCTATCCAGGCATTGGTAAGTCATGGCTTGCTCTTTATTTTGCGGTACAGGCATGGAAGCAAGGCAAAACCCCATTAGTAATCAGCCTTGAAATGTCTGAAACAGAAGTTAGAAACCGTGTATTTACAATTATGGGCGAAGGTCTTTGGTCACACAGAAAGATTAGTCAGGGTCATGTTGAGCCAGAGATGTTTAAAACTTGGCACAAAGATAAGGTTGCTGGAAAGAATCCATTTCATATTATTTCAAATGATCAGGGTGGAGAGATTAGCCCATCAGTTCTACGTGGAAAAATAGATCAATACCGTCCAGACTTTGTTATTGTTGACTACCTACAGTTAATGAGTCCAAACCAGAAGTCAGATAACGAAACAGTAAGAATGAAAAACCTTTCTCGTGAACTAAAGTTAATGGCTATTGGAGAAGAAGTTCCTATTATTGCGATATCTTCTGCAACACCAGATGATGTAAATGACCTTAGTAGTGTTCCAACACTTGGACAAACTGCCTGGTCAAGACAGATTGCCTATGATGCAGACTGGGTAATTGCACTTGGTAGAGCAACTAACAGCGATATTATTGAATGTGCCTTTAGAAAAAATAGAAATGGCTTTATGGGTGAGTTCCTAGTTCAAGTTGACTTTGACAAAGGTTATTATCGCTACAAGGATTATGAAGATAAGCAGTTATAATAAGATGTGTCAATTCATCATAAGCCTATAAAATGTTTTAAACTAGATGGCAACATCAAGGATGAGTCAGACATCTATAGACTAAAAGAAGAATATATTAGAATATTGTTAGTACAAATGAGAGAAAGTGCCTATGTTCCAAGAATTGACATAGACCCAGACTTTACGGTATACTACAATGAAAGCAAAAACTGGTTTGAATTTAAATTGACGGTATATGGAATCTACGTAGGGAAAAAGAATATTGAATGGATGATCGCAGCAGACGGGTACAATCCGATATATA